TTCCGCTACAGAAAGAAGGCTTCCTGGCTTCTGAATGATTCCACCATCAAGGCAATCCGTAAGCTGAAAGATGCCAATGGTCAGTATCTCTGGCAGCCTGCTCTGACTGCCGGTAACCCTGATATGATCCTCGGTCGTCCGGTACACACTTCTGCGTATATGCCCGTCCTCGGTTCTTCTGCTAAGACCATCGCATTCGGTGACTATAAGTATTACTGGATCGCCGACCGTCAGGGCAGATGTTTCAAGCGTCTCAACGAACTGTATGCGACCACCGGTCAGATCGGTTTCCTCGGCTCTCAGAGAGTGGACGGTAAGCTGATCCTGCCTGAATCCATCAAGGTTCTCCAGATGAAGGGCAGCGTTGCAGATCCCACCTAATCTAGGGGGAGGTAAGGCATGGACGAACTGATTGATAAGGTAAAGGCGAATCTGATTCTCGACCATGACGTGGATGATTCGCTGATTCTCCACTACATCACCGCCGCAACTGCCTACGCCGAAAGCTATCAGCACATACCGGAGGGATTTTACTCCTCCAATCCAATGCCGCCTACAACCGAGCAAGCCGTTATCATGCTGTCGTCCCACTTTTATGAATCACGGGACGGCAGCACGGGCGGCTTTTTTGCTGACAATGTTCCTGCGGCACAGCAGGTGTGGAATACAGTAAATCTTCTGCTGAGACTGGATCGGGAGTGGAAAGTATGAGTTACGGAAAAATGAATGCTTTTATCGATATTGTTAAGCCTGTCATCACAAAGGATGCTGATGGGTTCAAGGTTACTTCCGATAAAATCCTCGCATCCGTCCGTGCATATCGGGAAGGCCGTCATGGCAGTGAACGTTGGGCAAACCGTGCCGCTTTCACCGATGCCACAGACCTGTTCCGGTTCCGGTGGATTCCGGGAGTGGATATCACCACAGATATGGTCATTGCCTGTCGTGATGGCAGATTCGAGATCACTTCGGTGGAGAATATCAAGGGGCGTTGGCGGTACATCGAAGTTCTGGCGAAAGAGGTGAAGCCGAGTGGCTAAGGCAACAATCAAAATGCCGGATGAACTTCTGGTGAAGCTGTCACGGATCGGTGCAAAATCCGATGAAATTGCGGCCATGGCTCTCGAAGCGGGCGGTCAGGTTGTGCTTGACAAGGTGAAGTCCAACCTTGAATCCGTGATCGGCAGTGAGACAAAGTACGACTCCCGCTCGACCGGTGAACTGGTGGAATCCCTCGGTCTGACTCCGCCAAAGATCGACCGGAACGGCAACTCCAATGTGAAGATCGGCTTTTCGGAGCCTCGTTCGGACGGTGAGAGCAACGCCATGATCGCTGCGGTGATCGAATACGGCAAACATGGTCAGCCGCCGAAGCCGTTCATGGAACCGGCGAAAGCGGAAAGTAAAAACGAATGTAAAAAAGTCATGAAAGGCGTACTGGAACGGGAGGTGGCAAAACTGTGATTTTATCTGAACTGAACTCTATCTTGTCTCCACTGATTCCGGTGGAAACGGGCGTATTTTCCGACACCGCACCGGAAAAATATGTGGTTCTGACACCGCTTGCGGACACATTCGATCTTCATGCGGACAACGAACCACAGGTTGACGTACAGTCGGTGCGGATTTCCCTGTACGACAAGGGCAACTACATCAAAATGAAAAATCAGATCGTCTGCGCGGTTCTCGCTGCGGAAATGACGATCACGGGACGCCGGTACATCGGTCACGAATCGACCACCGGCTACCACCACTACGCCATTGATGTGGCAAAATCTTATGAAATGGAGGAAGAAATCTAATGGCAACAATCGGTCTTGATATGCTGCATTTCGCCAAAATTACCGAGGACGAAAACGGCGAAGAAACCTACGGCACCCCGGAGAAACTGGCGAAAGCAATCTCCGCCGACCTGTCCGTGGAACTGGTCGAAGCGATCCTGTACGCCGATGACGGCATCGCGGAAATCGTGAAAGAGTTTGGTAACGGCACACTTTCCCTCGGTATTGATGACATCGGCTCGGTTGTCGCATCCACGCTCACCGGTGCGACCATCGACTCCAACGGTGTCGTTATTTCGGCATCCGAGGACGGCGGCGATCCTGTGGCGATCGGCTTCCGCGCGAAGAAGTCCAACGGCAAGTACAAGTATTTCTGGCTGTACAAGGTCAAGTTCGGCATTCCCGCCACCAACCTTGCGACCAAGGGCGAGAGCATTACGTTCTCCACGCCGACCATTGAGGGGACGATCATGCGCCGCAACAAGGTGGACGGCAGAAACAAGCATCCGTGGAAAGCGGAGGTTACCGAAGGTGACACCAAGGTATCCGCTGAGACCATCACCAACTGGTACAAGAACGTTTATGAACCCGAATACAGTGCGTAAAGGAGAATGCAGATGGATAACGAAAGAAGTGCAAAAATCATCATCGGCGGGACAGAGTACGAGATGATTCTCACCACCCGTGCAACCAAGGAAATCGCCGGACGGTACGGCGGTCTGGAGAACCTCGGGCAGAAGCTGATGAAATCCGAGAACTTTGAAATGGCTATCGATGAAGTGGTGTGGTTGATCACACTTCTTGCGAACCAGAGTGTTCTCATCCACAATCTCAAGAATCCGGACAATAAAAAGGAACCACTCACGGCAGAAGTGGTCGAACTCCTGACTTCTCCGCTGGAACTGGCGGCATATAAAAACGCCATCATGGAAGCCATGTTCAAGGGTACAAAGCGGAACGTGGAAAGCGAAAATAACTCAAAAAACGTAACAGTCGGGTAAGTGACGAGGAACTCTTTACCCGACTGCTTTATTTCGGAACGGCACAGCTGCACATTCCCTTTGATGAAGTGTGGCTGATGCCATTCGGCTATTTGCTCGATCTTTGGGAATGCCACTGTCAGTTCACCGGTATGGCGAAACCAAAGCGCGAGATGTACATTGACGATATTATACCGGAGGGAATATGATGATCAGAAATTCACGAAATAACCTTACCTTTTATCAATGGGACGTGAACCAGCGTCTGATTTGTTCTGACACACCTGACGGTATCGAAGTCCACTTTATCGTGAATAACAACTGTCTGGTCATGCTGACATATCTTGAAAAAAAGATCTGCTATGTGGATGTTCCGAACATTGTATTTCAATCTTCCGGGTCTGTTGAAGTGTATCTTTACTTAACCGAGGGGACGGAAGGACACAGCGAACAGCGGTCAGTTCTGAAGATACTGCCCCGTGCCAAACCGGAGGATTATGTATATGAAGAAACACCTGTTGTCAGCTACCGGCTGCTGGCAGAGCAGATGGAGCACTCCATTCATGAAGGAAAAGACGAAATCCTTGCGGCCATTGATCAGGCAGTGTTTGACAAGCAACTTCTTACTTCCATTCTTGCAGGAACCTGTGAACATCTGACCGGAGATGCAATTACGGCTGTTGCAGATTACATTTTCTACAACAACCTGACTCTGCGTTCCGTTGATCTGCCAAACTGCATCCGTATCGGTAACCAGGCATTTTCCGGCTGTGAGAATCTGGAATCACTGAAGCTGCCGATGCTGTTCCTGACTGATTCACAGGCATTCAGTGATTGCTCTTCTCTTGTGACCGTTGATCTACCCAATCTGACCGCTGCAGGAGAACATACTTTTTCTGGATGCAGGAAACTGGTGTCAGCCTATCTTCCCGCTTTGACTACAATTCCCGTTAGTATGTTTAACCGCTGTGAAAGCCTGAAGGAATTATTTCACACAGATATCCAGAGCATCGGTTCTTACGCATTCTATAACTGCACGTCATTAGAAGAAGTCTGTTTTCCCAATATCAGTGAAATCCAGATGCGGACATTTTATTCCTGTTCGGCTCTGCATTCTGCCGATATACCGAAGGTGGAATCTATTGCAGAATATGGTTTCGGTGGGTGCAGCGGTTTGGAAACCATTCATGTACCCATGCTGAAAATCGTTGGAAATTATGCTTTTACCAACTGTGAGTCCCTGAGTCATATTGATATGGAGAATATCACTGAGGTAAACAGCAATGCTTTCTTAAACTGCACTGCTCTTACAGAAGTCGGTTTCAGGAAGATGGAAACTCTGTCCTATTACGCTTTCCAGGGGTGTACCGCTCTGAAAAAGGTATTCCTCCCTCTGTCCGTACAGCGAATACTCGCATCCGGTTACCGGAACAGTCCGTTTTATAACTGCACAAATCCCGCTCTGCGGATCTTCTGTGAAGCGGAAAGCCAACCCGCCGGATGGGGGCAGTACTGGAATTATGTGGATTCATCTGTCACAATTCCGGTAACATGGGGAGCAACCTATCAGGATTATCTTGCATACGAAAACTAACGAAATGGAGGTGGTCAGATGGCAGACGATTTCGGGCTGAAAATTGGTCTTGAGGGCGAGAAGGAGTTCAAAAAGGCTCTCGCCGACATCAATCAGTCGTTCAAAGTCCTTGGTTCCGAGATGGAACTGGTGGCATCGCAGTTTGATAAGCAGGATAAGTCTGTTGAGGCACTGACCGCCAGAAATACGGCTCTCAACAAGGAGATTGACGCGCAGAAACAGAAGATTTCCACGTTGGAGCAGGCTCTGAAGAATGCCGCTGACTCCTTCGGAGAGAACGACAAACGCACGCAGAACTGGCAGATTCAGCTGAACAAGGCGAAAGCCGTGCTGAACGGTATGGAGAAGGAACTGTCCGACAACGAAAAATCCCTCGACGATCTCGCCGAAGGAATGGAGGATGCCGCCAAAGAAGCGGAAGATTTCGCCGATGAACTGAACGAAGCCGCTGACGAAGCACAGGATTCCGGCAGCAAATTCGAGAAACTCGGCTCTGTGGTCAAAGGGATCGGTGCAGCGATGGGAGCAGCCTTTGCAGCTGTGGGTACCGCCTCCGTTTCTGCCGGAAAAGCCATGGCGGATATGGCTGTGAACGCCGCCGCGTATGCGGACGAGATGATCACGCAGTCCACGGTCACGGGCATGAGTGTTGAAAACCTGCAGGCGTACGCCTATGCCGCCGATCTGGTGGATGTATCTCTGGAAACGCTCACAGGATCAATGGCGAAGAACGTAAAGTCCATGGCAAACGCTGCCGAGGGTTCCGAGAAATACGCCGAAGCCTATGAGAAACTGGGTGTTTCCATCACCAATGCGGACGGTACACTTCGGAACAGCGAGGAGGTGTACTGGGAGGTCATTGACGCTCTTGCTGGTGTGGCGAACGAAACGGAACGTGACGCCATCGCCATGCAGCTGTTCGGCAAGAGTGCGCAGGCTCTCAATCCGCTGATCGCGCAGGGTTCCGAAGGGATCGCGGCTCTGACCGAAGAAGCCAAGCAGATGGGCGCGGTGCTCAGTGAGGATAGTATTTCCAAACTCGGCGAGTTCGACGATGCCGTTCAGCGGCTGAAACAAGGTTCGGAGGCAGCACAGCGGGTTCTTGGTACCGTCCTTCTTCCGGAACTGCAGACTCTCGCGGATTCCGGTGTCCAACTGCTCGGGGAATTTACTTCGGGGATT